ACTTTAAGTCAATATTAGCATATACAGTTTCAATACCATCATAGTGTTTGAGGTATTCAAATAAGAATGTAGCTACATCAGCTTGAGCTAACTGTTCAAATGTCTCCATCTTAGTCGGTTCAATAGTCATTAAGTTTTCTGGATGCTTAACGAATACACCAATATAGACATTAGATAGCAAGTTATCTGTATTACCACCAACAGCCATTTCAAGTTTAACCATATTAGGTGGAATGAAATCTAGATAGATACCGTTATTAAATAATGAACTTACGTCAGCATAGTTTTGAGCAAGCATGATACTATCAGTATCCATAGATCTTGCTAATACATTATAGATACCATACCCAGAATATTGTTGTAGACCAGCTGTTTCATTATTAGTATCAGACCATAAGATATCTTTTACACCAAGAATCTCATAGTTATCTGGTATTTGACGATCTAATAAGTAGTAGCCATCTTTCTTATCTTCTGGTTTAAGTTGTACTTTAACCATATGAGGAAAGAAACGACTAAATGTAGTTAATGTATCTGGTTTGATTACTTTGTCAGCCCAGTGTTCTTTTTGGAGTTCTTCAGGTAAGTTCAAAGGAGCTGTACCTAAACGTCTCTCTATTTTATTAACAACGTCTGTCATTCTATTAAACATAATTTCAGACTCCTTTTTAAAAAGTACATTTTATTGATATATTATTATGTTGAGGAGGAAAGATATGAACAGATTTGACATAATAGAATTAGCTCAAGAAACTCTTATATTTGTTTATAATACATTTAATGGAAAGGTAAATACACTAGATCCTTATACAAGATTAAACTTTGTATCTGGATATTTAGATACTAAAACTAATATAGCTAGAACTACACCATATGGTTGTATTTATGTAAGTTTAGAAGCTTTTGCTGATACAGTAGAAAGACAAGGATTTATTGATACAGACCAAATTAGAAACTTAGCATTGGAAATTATTATCCATGAATTAACTCATGTAGACCAATTGATTGATTATAAGTATATCAAATTCAATAATGGATATAGAGAAGAAGTTGAACTCAAATGTGTTAAACAATCTTGTCAATGGATATTAGATAATATCCAATATATTAGATCTCTTGGATTAGTTGTAATACCAGAAGTATATCAAGCTAGATTAGCTAACTTAACTAATGTAATATATACTCCTAAATATCCAATAGCTATAGTTATGGCTAAACTAGAATATATGCTAGGTAAAAAGTTTAGAGAGTTTAGTAATAATAATATTGAGATTCAATATATTGATAGATTGAAGACTCATTATAGTTTCATGGTATGTGAAAACAGATCTTATATTAACTCTAGAAATCTTAATGATCTAGGTGAACGTCTATTAAATGATAAACAATATACAGTTGAGTATTTAGAATATGGTAATTCTAAATTAGTAATAAAAATTACCCAAGGAGCTTAGACTCCTTGGGTTGTTTTATTTTTTTTTCTTAATATTGGTTTTTAGCCCATTCCATGATTTCATCTTTGATATATTTTTCAGGAGACATAATCAAAGATGCACCACTTTCATCAAATAAACGTACATCACCGTTTTCTAATACAGTCATACCACGTTTACTAAATTCCATTACATCAGAGATTAAATCTACATTTGCAGATTCAGATTGGATGTAGCTGATTACTGCTGGGTTATTGATTGGAATAATACGACCTTCATAGCCTTCTTTAACTACAACTTCATTGTTGTCTTCCATACTAGCAGATTCTTTAATTAAACCTGTAGTATATGCACGTTTATGAGATGGATAGATTACACGATCCCATGTAATAATCTTTAAGTTCTTTACATAGTTTTTACCACCAACATTTTCTAATGCACCTAATGCACGAAGACTGAAGCTTGGTTTTTCACCATCTAAAAGATCTTCATTGAAGTCACGACCAGCTTGGTTATTTGTACCAGTATAACGACCAAGAACTAAGTTACCTTCAACTTTGATATCAAGATATTTAACTACTACCATAGCTGGATCAATTGTAGATTGACGTTCAACTTTATCACTCATAGGGTGACCTTGTTCACCTTTCATATTACCAGTACGGATAAGTTCTTGTGTACGCTCACACGCAATTTGAGCTTTAAGATCAGATGTTGCATAACAACGGCGGTTACGATTAATTGTATCACCATCCTGAAGGATACCTTCAGCAACAGGTTTGTTGTTGATACTTTCAACAAGTCTAGATTCACCAACCGTCATTGGAGCTTCATGTATAATAAATGGAATATTCATTTTACCCTCCAAGATTAAATAATATAGTATTACATTTATGTTAATCAACCCCAGTTTTAGCTGAATATAATGTTTAATATTTGAACTTATTAATAATAAACATAAGTCTTAGACAAAAGGAGAAATGCGTAAATGATTACGAATATTAGAAAACGGCAACTCGAATTGAATAAGATACGTAAGACTTCGGATGATTATGCCGGTCTATATAGTATCGTATCAGAGAATCATAATATGACTCAAGCTGATACTGTATTTAAACACATATTAGAGTTAGATTCTAATATTGATACTGCGATCATGAAATCTGTAGACTTATTATTGGAATTATATAAAGATAATGATCCAGTAGTAGTCAACAAGCATCGTCAGAAAGTATTAGAGTCCATCACTAAAGTACGTGATGCTAATCAATTCAAAAACTATCTTCAACGTAAGATGGCTCTCCATAAAGGTAGAGTTAAAAACAAAGTAGCTAATGCTGTTGAAAAAATCCATAGTGATGTTAAAGATCAACTTAAGAAAGCTGCTGGTAATATTGCTTCTTTAGTTCCATCAGCTGGTGGTTCTGAGGGAGGAGAAGGGCAAGCTGCTCAACAAGAAACTTTAAATATGATGTATAAGGTTGCATGTGAGAATGTAACTTATGATCGTATTATTAAAAACTATGATAAGATCAGTAGACGTTTTGATTTCGATAAGATTGTAATCGAAAACGTATTAACTAAAAAAGATGCAGTCAAAGAAACTACAACAATCTGTAAGCTAATTGATACTTATGATATGCCAGCCATTAGTAAGTTCAAAGTAGCTACAGAAAACTATCTTTTTGTCTTAAGTAAGAATGCTTGTCCATATGACACTATTGGTATTATGGAAGCAGCAGCAGATTACTTCTTGGTTAATGCTGAAGATAAATTCAAATATGCTGAAGCATTAGAATCTACTCTAACTGATATGGCTAACTATAATCCATTTGGATCTAGTGATATTGCTAAGATTGTAGATAAAGTTAATAAACCTAAAGATATGGATCTTGATGAAGTTATTGATTTACGAGATGGTAAGATGGAAGCATATATTGCTAAATTCAAATTCGATCCAACTCATGATAACTTTGTTAAGCTTATTGAAGTGCTTCCAAATGAAGTAGGTATTGAAACCTATATCTATAATATGGATATGATCTTCGATACTTTGAGTATGATCAATAATGATACCACTCAATACTATATTACATTAGTTAAAATCAATGAAGCATTACTTTCTTGCTGCACTCTAAAGATAAAACCTTTATTGATTAGGTCTTTACTTACTACATATGAAAAGTATGCTAATAAGATTGATAAAGATGTTGTAGAAAGAATGAGACTCTTAATAGATAATATTGATGAATCTATTGAAGAAAGTAACCTATATACTCTACCAGCTAAACTAGATATCTTATTTGAATCTATGAGATCTTTATCTGAGAAAGATATTCCATCTCTTATTAGTGAATCATTTGATAGATACTCTTTAGACGATATAGATGGTATTACTCAATTAGCTAATATGGAAGCATCTATTATTCCTCACAGTAAGTTTGATCATATCTTAAAAGAAAAACTTAAGACTGCTAGACGTAAACGTCATAAGGATCTTAAAGATTATCAAAAGATTGATTGTATTAAAGATAATATTGAAAAGCTTAATGAATCTGAACCAGAAGAATATAGTGATGGTTCTTTAGATGAAGCTATTATTCAAACTAAAGTACAAGAAGCTTGTGCTAATCTATTATATGATTTCACTCACTATCCTACTACTTTAAAAGAAATGAATATCATTAATACTATTTCTATGGCATCTGAAAAAGTTAAAGCTAAAATTAGTGATGTATCTTCTGATATCTCTAATGTAAGTAGACAATTCGATGCTCAAATGGATCAACTTAAGGGTGTAATTAATACTAAAGATTTAGAGTCTGAAAATAGAGAAGCAGTTATTGCTGGTAAGATCTTACCTAAAGCAAGTCGTATTGTTAAACTAGCTATTGCTGCTGGTGTAGGCTACCTAATCAATCCAGCTATTTCTGTAATTGTAGTCTTAGGTTATCTTGGACTATCTATGGATACTCAATCTAAAGAACGTCGTAAAGTTTTAGAAGAAATTGAATTGGAATTAGAAATGACTAACCGTTATCTAAAGAAAGCTGAAGATGATGGTAGTCTAGAAAAACAAAGAGAACTTCTTAAGATTAAGAAGAAACTTGAAAGTCAAAAAGCTAGACTCATGTATAATATGGCATTTAAACATGGTGAAGCCCTACCTAGTAAAGGTAGAGATGATGATTAATAAGGAGATATATAATGAGTCTTAATGATTTCCTAGCAGAGCTCAAAGAGCAAGTCATCTATATGGAAGCAGATGACGATAAAAAGAAAAAAGAAGATAATAAAGAGGGCAAAAAAGAAGACGATAAGAAGTCTGATGATAAAAAAGAAGAAACACCTCCACCTCCAGCAGGAGATGGGGGAGATCCTCTTCAATCTAATGATGATAATGCAGATGATGCTCCTGAAGATTTAGGAGCTGGTGATCCTGATGCGGATGGTGATGGTACTGATGAAGATCCTGAAGATCTAAGTGGTGGTGATGATCCAGCTGATGATGAACCAGGAGACGATCCAGATGATCAACCTGAAGAACCTGATATGGATGCACCTGATGATGGAGGAGATGATACTCCAGATGCAGGTGATGATGATCCATTAGCTGGTGGTGATGATAATCCTGACGATGCTCCAGAAGATTTAGAAGATGGAGCTCCAGATGATGGTGATGATGGACAACCTGAAGAACCAGATATGGATACACCTGATGATGATGGAGATGATACTCCAGATGCAGGTGGAGACGATGGAGATATGGAACCTGATGACCTAAGCGGAGGAGATGATGGTGGCTCTGACGCTGGTGGTGATGATGGGGATATGGAACCTGACGATCTAAGTGATGGAGGAGACGGCGGTGATGATACACCTGACGCTGGAGACTCTGAAGATGGATCTGATGGTGGTGATTCTGGAGATTCTAGCGATGGTGGTTCTGAAGGAGAAATCGAAGGTATTGAAAATGAAATCTTTGAAGACCTTTCTGATGAACAAAAAGCTATCCGTACTAAAGAGTTAAAAGATAGATTCATTGAACTTTATAATGTAACCTTAGCTTTCAAAGAGAAAGTAGATTACGTTAAGAAGAACTCTGATAATATGAAAGTTATCACTAAGGTATCTAAGTCACTAGATAAGCTATCTGATATGATCTCTTATTATATTACTAAGACATTTAATACTAAATCTTATATTGAAAACAAATCAGACTTCTATTATTGTCTTTGGGTTCTAGATAGATTGAATGAATTAATGAGTACTTTAGCCCCTAAAGAACCTATGAAAAAGTAAACTGTATACTCTTGTGCAGTATAACAATATAGTAAATATTTTGGTGTCCCTATAGATACCTAATATAATCAAAATACAAAAAATAAATTTATAATCTCGAAAGGAGAAAGATTATGCCAGTTGTAGGTGAATCTAAACAAGACAACGTGGTATTTGGTCGTGGTTATAACACTTCCAGTACTCGTCAATATGCTTCTGCTATTCGTGAAATGGCAGAAAATATCCGTCAAGAGACAGGTGCTGAATTCTATACAGAAATGAGCCGTGTAATGATGTCTCCTGAATCCAATGAAACTATGCGTGACTTCTTCGTATCTGAATCCGCTGATATGGAAGAATACCAAGCTCTAGGTAACCCAGGTGGTTATCAAGACCATATGGCTATGATGGAAGCTCAATACGAAAATGACCGTTCCAAATTATTGGAAAGTGCAACTCTTGGTGCATACAACCCAGTTATGGGCTTAGTATTCCCATTGCACAAAAACCTTTTGATGAACAACGTATTCGATAAAGGTGCTATCAACAAAGCCGTTGCTAAAACTCCTAAATTCACATTGACTATGAAGATCCGCAAAATGGTTACTCCAGATGGTCGTGAAATCGATATGTTCACTGAACAAAATAAAATGTTTGGTGCTATTCTTGCGACAGCTCCAACTCATCATTTGTTGGTAGATCTTCCTTTGGCTCCAACTGACACAGGTGCTCAAGACAAAATCCGTAAAGCAGTATTTGGTCCTCAAGGTTTGATCCAAAATATCGATAACTTCTCTATCGAATCTGCAGTAACTCATATCGTAGTTAATGCTATTCCAAAAGCTGGTTACATGAAACCTAATGCTACTGGTGATGCTGTTGAACCTGTAACAGCTGCTGAAATTACTGCTGGTACAGCTATCGACGTTGCAGTACCTATTCAAGAATGCCGCTTCGAACCAGGCTATGGTGAAATCGATCGTCAAATGATGACTGCTTTCTCTGTAACTGTTGAACAAACTGCAGGTACTCCTAAAACTATCTCTGGTCATTTAGCTGGTTTCTTCAAAAATAACCAATTCATGTTGTACTGCTCCGACGCTACAATTAAAAAAGTAGTATTAGCAGTTCGTCGTGAAACAAGTTCCGCTATGCACAACACTGTAAGCGTTAAATGGGATTCCCAAACTAACATCGTTGAAATTCCTGATGCTTACCCAATCAATACTACAATCAGCCCTGAAGAAGTAAAAGATATTCAAGCTCTTTATAATGAAGATCAATTGACTAATATCCTTTCCTTGTTCAAAACAGCTCTTGGTAACTTCAAAGATGATAAAATTCATGCTGAATTGGATGAATCCTTCTTACGTATGCCAGAAGCTAACCGTTTAGCTGAAGTATTTGACTTCGCTCCACCAGAAGGTTATGCATTGGATCAAGTAGAATACCGTCACAAAACATTCATGGATGCTTTGGACAACTACGCTCAATATATGATCCAAGTATTGAATGACCCTAACATCACAATTTCTGTAATTGGTAACCCTGCGATCATTCGCAAAATTACACCAACTACTTATACTTACCAAGCTCCAAGTTCCATTGGTCCTGTAGAATTGGACTTCACTCGTACAGTTGTAACTTCCGACAAACGTGTTTACAACTTCGTAAGCTCTGATAAACTACGCAATAACCAAAACTTGATCATCTTGTTAAACCCTCGTAATTCTGATCGTATTATCTATTGCATTTACGATTATCAATTGTACTTATCCAATGAAATCCGTAACGCACAAAACCCTAGCTTGCCAGCAGTTCATGCGTTCGAACGTTTCAAATTGGTAGGTTATCAACCAGTACAAGGTCGTGTAAGAATCATCAACCCAACAGGTCTTCGTACACGTTATGAAAACACTGATCCTATCGGACGTAACTTGATGAATGATTACACTACATTCATTCCTGATACTATGACAGCTTCTGGTACAGCTGGTGGTTACCCTAACGCTTCCGCTTACAGTAAAGTAAACGATGCTAAAGGCGACATCACTACTCCAGAAAAAGTTGAATATGTAAAACCATAATTTAACTAATTAGGATTCTAGCCTAGAGCCTTCATAGGCTCTAGGCATTTTCCTTTACTTTCAAGAAGGGAGTTCTAATATGAACAATTATGATTTCGGCGATTGCTTAGATATTATTGAGCAGCTTCGTACAAATCAAGACCCAGATCTTCTAAGACAGTTGAATCATGAGCTTAACTCTTTCTTTACTGGGAGTACTTGTAATACAGTATTGCTTTCTAAGAATACAGATACACCATTCTTTGGTATCTGTGTAATGCCAGTGATTAAAGATAATGATATCTATGATATTCTTTTAAATGATGCATTTGAATATAATAGTGATGATTCTAAAGCTAAAGTAAATAAGTACTATGTAGAGATTGACTTTAAACTATTCAATCCTATATTAGACTTATCCAATAGAGAGATCTTAGCATTGATTCTACATGATATCGGTGCATTAGTTAATACATCTTCTCCTATCGATATTGCTAAAGCAGAAATCGATGTATACTTAGATAAAACTAATAGTGTTATCCGTAGAGCTAATACAGTAAACTATGCTGCATTATTAGCATTCGGATTTAAAGATCTACTTTGGAAAATTACTTCCGTTATGTTTAAAGACCATGACCTATTACTAGCTGATGACTTCTTAATTGGCTGTGGCTTTGGCATGGATCTTGAAATTGCTATCAAAAAATTAAAGAACTCTGGATATATCAATTATACAAATAGTGGTCCTAGAGATATATCTACTATTATTGCATGGTGTCTATCTGTATATAATGATGTATTATCTAATCGTATCATTACAATCAAAGGCTTACGTAAAGCAATGTCTTACACTGCTATTCGTCTAGTTAAGCGTGAGATCGAACGTGTTATTACAGCACTATCCCGAATCGATGACAATTCTCTATTAGAAGCTGGTCCAATCGATTGGGCTAGAAAACAATATAGGGACACAACGAATTCTTTCAAATATAGTGCTATCAAAGATTATGAAAATGATCTCTTTGAATTCCAAATACGTTTACGTAATATTGATGAAGAAAACGATGCATTGCTATTATTGCATTCTATTAATACACGTTTATCTATCATTGATGGTGTCTTATCTGAAGACGATCTAGATGAAAAGCTTAGATCTAAATATGCTATCTTACAAGCTAAATATGTTAAGCTAAGAGAAGAGTTAGCTAAGCGTGAAACTCTAAGAAGAGACTATAATCGTATCTATATCAACTATCCTGATATGGAACTACGACGCAAATAAACAAAAAAAAATAAATACCCCCTAGGAGATTGATTCTCCTAGGGGATTTTTCTTAGAATAATTCAAAGATCATCGAATGACCGATCTCTAAATCTTCCACACCAGTTGGATCTACTGATCCATCGCAGAAGAACTCTAAGATTTCTTTAGAATGTAAATCTTCTTCTTCTACTCCATTTGATACCTTTAAATAAAAGATATCGAAATTGATTTCGCTAATGTCACCTTCTACTTTAGCAGTCAATGTAATATAATCCCCACCAGCATCTTCTCCATAGCACTTAACTTCATATGAAGAATAATCTGTTTTGGTAACCTTCATGTTACCTTCCAATTTCGGAGCTAATGTTTTTAATACCTCTACTAATTTCATGATATGACTCCTTTCTTTATTATAATAAACTAATCATCATATCACACTAATAATATATGTCTATATATATTTACTTTTACAAGTAACATAGAAAAAAAAATAATATCCTCTAGGAGAATGATTCTCCTAGAGGATTTTTCTTTTATACGGCTTTCTTGATGAATGGTTTATATTCAAAATCCTTTATTACATCATCATAATAAGAATACTCAAATTTAACTACATCATGTGGATCCATCATTTTTAATAAAGATATTAATCCACTCACTACTTTTATCAATTCTGATTTGTCCTTACAATTATTATAATTCTTTTCCAATCTATTATTAAATACATCAGAATTGAATTCCCATTGTCTAGACGATTCCAACTCATCACATGATGGTTGGCTGATTTCCTCAATACCATAATCTCCATCAGTAATATTACCATCTTGATCTACATATAAATCAATTTGAGTTGTCTCCCAAGTCTGATACTGGCACATGCCAGACTCAAGAGTATCAATAGATTGAATTGCAAAGCCCCCATTAAGAGCTTTTTCAATTTTAACTACGTTGCGACCTGTACCCAAAATTGTTTTCAAAATACTTTCTTTTAACATGATATGACTCCTTTCTGCCTTTTGGCTTAAAACTAAACTAATATCATCATATCACACTAATAATATATAATTCTGGATATATCCTATTACAAAGATATATTATAATCTTGATTGTAGGATATTACAGTGTAGCCTACAATAGATTAATTATTATCTTATTTTATAGGAGGTAACAAAAATGGCTCTTGGACAAGGCTTATTTAACCGTACTGGTAATTCCAGTCAAAAGAAATCTATTAACGTTTACTCTAACTACAGAATGACAAACTCTAAGGACATTAAAACATATGGTGGTTCTTCTATTGGATTTACATTCTGGCAAGGTACTTTGAAAATTGGTATTGCTCCATTGAAAATGGTATCTGGTCAAGACTATCCAATGCCTGATCGTGATCGTGAAGTTAGTGCATATTTGAAACACACTAAAGCTCGTATCTTAGCTCGTGAAATTCGTCGTTTCTTAGCTGGTGAATTAAATTCTGTTGGTATCACTACAGGTGCTAATACATTCCTTACAGTTACAGATGGTTCTGACTTTGGTTTAGAACAACCTGTAATTTGTATTCGTAAATTGAATAAAGATCTTTCTGCTCTAGAAGAAGAAATTATCTTTATTTGTCGTACAGACTTACACTTCTCCGTTCATAACTTTGATAAAGAAGCTTTTGATGGTGAAAAAGACTTCGATAGCTATAAGAATATGGACTTAGAAGACTTCGTTCTTGTATTGGAAGAATATGCTAAATCTATGACTAATGCATATGCTTACTCTGTACATGAAACTGCACAATATGCTGGTAGCAATACTAATGCAACTATTGAAGCAATTGCTGAAAAACTAGGTGTTAACTCTAACTCTGGTAGCAGCTTCAATAGCAATAGTAGTTCCAGTGGTACTGACTTCAAACGTGCATCTTTAGATGACATGTAATATTATAGGAGATAGAGATTCACTCTATCTCCTTATTTTTTTGTAAGGATACTCATATGGAAGGTAAAACAGTCGCTCCTATATTTGAATACACTAGTTTATTCAATACAGACTTATCTATATATGATGTAATAAAATATGGGTTTAGAAAATCTAAGTACTTCATTGATGGCATCTTAGATCTATCTCAACTAGATATGATCTATATCTTTCAGGAACGTACAAATCCTAACCCTTTAACTGCATTATTAAAAGAAGAATACCTAGATTCTGCTGATGCTCTATTAGAAGAGATTCTTGATAAGTATGGTGATCTACTTTACTTTAATACTTATGAGACTGATCTATATAGACTATTCTATAATATCCTTGGTATCGAAGGTAAAAGTTTTAATATAGCAGTAGCCGTAGATAATGAAAATCAAGAAGTTAATCTACGATCTATGAATCTAAATATAGTAAACAAGTTACGTATATATAAGAAGAGAGAAATCCCACTAACAGAATATGATGCAATATATACTGATAACTTATTCAAGTTAGAGCAATACTCTCCTAAAGTAGAAGGTAAACACATCTTTACTCTACGGAATGGTATTAATACCGATTATGATTATACTCTAAGTAAATATATAGTTCAAGCAAAGTTCTACGATATGTTTCCTAAGAACTTATTCTACGTTGTTGAACCATATGATAAATTAGTTAAAATTGCGAGGTAGTTATGCAAATCTATTCTAATATTGTAGATCAAGAAACTCTACATAAGCAAACTATGGCAGTGCTAGAAATCATTGCCGATTCCCTAGTTACATCTTTTGGACCGTATGGTTCTGCTACACAAATTAAGAAAGATGACATTCTTCCTAAATTTACAAAAGATGGTCATACTATCTTGAAAAATATCTACTTCAATGGTACTTTAGAAATGAGTATCCGTGAAGTATTAGAAGACTTAACTTCCCATGTAGTTAAGAACGTTGGTGATGGCACTACATCTGCTATCTTATTATCCCAACTTATCTATAAACGTTTAGCTACTAAATGTGAACCAAACTTAGATAACTCTAAAATCTATGATTGGCATTTACCACCAGCTGAACTAGAACGTCAATTGAATGAATTGGTTAAACAAGCTTCTGATACAATTATGTCTCAAACTCGTGAAATCAAAACATATGAAGATATTCATAAGATTGCTCTAATCTCTACTAATAATAATGAAGAGATGGCTGAGTTGATCTCTGGTATCTATATGGAAAATGGTACTGATGTATACATTGACGTTAAACGTTCTATGGATAGTCAAGACTATATTAAAATCTTTGATGGTATGACTATTGACTCTGGTTATGCTGATAAAGTATTTGTAACTAATGAAGCTGATTCTTCTGCTGAAATCAATGCTCCTAAGATTTACTTCTTTGAGTCTCCTATTGATACTCCAGAAATGATTAACTTCTTCTCCTCTATCATTTACCATAATATCATGGAACCTTTAAAAGATCGTCGTGAATTAACTCCTACAGTTATCATGTGTCCTAAAGTATCCAGTGATATTGCAGCTGTTATGGATCCATTGGTTAAGACAATGATGAATGCTAAAGCTAATAACTTTAATATTCCTTTCTGTCTTGTAACTGATATTTATAAACCTGAAATTCTTATGGACTTAGCTAACTTATGTGAAGCTCGTACTATCCGTAAGTATATTAATCTTGAACAACAAGAAAAAGACCAAGCTAATGGTGATGCTCCAACTGTAGATACAGTTGTAGATTGGTGTGGTACTGCAGATGCAGTCGTTGCAGGTTATAATAAAACTAAGATTATTAACCCTAAACTCATGTATGAAGAAGGCACCACTGAATTCTCTGCTTTCTATAAAGCTATCATTAATAACTTGGAAATGCAATTAGATCAAGCTAAACAAGATGGTAAGAATCTAAATGATATTGGTAACTTACGTCGTCGTATCCATAGCATGAAAGCTAATATGGTTGACTTATATATTGGTGGTTCTACTCCAGAAGAACGTGATAATCGTTTTGATGCTGCAGAAGATGCTGTATTAAACTGTATGTCTGCTGCTGAATATGGTTATGGATGGGGTGCTAACGTACAAGCATTCAATGTATTCAATGCTTTATATAAAAATCCTAATAGTGGTATCATTAGCGTGGTATACAACTCCTATTTAGATTTACTTGCAAAACTTTATGGTTCTTCATTAGGTGAAGTACCTTCCTCATATTCTGAAGCATCTGATAAAGTAAAAGATATGATTAAAACTACTATTGAAACTGGTACGCCAATTAACTTACGTACTGGTAAAGCTGATGGTTTAGTATTATCTTCTATTAAATCAGATATAACTGTGTTAGATATTGTTGCTAACGTGGTTGGTATGCTAGTCACAACCAAGCAATTCCTTTGCCAATCACCGGCACACAATATTTATAAAGATTAATTGTCCAGAGCAAGCTTACTGGGGTAGGAATTAAATTCCTATCCTGGTAAGAACCTCATTAAGGAGAAGTTTGGATGGCTAAGTTAGAAATGACTTTAGATGAATATGGTAAATCTCCTGCGGGTAAAGGTAATGTAACTGGCTCGCAATATTTAGCTGAAGCTTATAAAACTAAATTTGAAAAAGTTATGTTAAGATACAATGGTAGAATTGATCATAACTTTTATACTGATGGTAAATCATATTTTATTCTCCTTAGAGTTCCATCTGAAGTGGTACCTAAGTTTACATATGAAGTTGTATTTAAATTCTCTCCTACTAAGATGACTGATATTCATTCTAGTACTCTAAAGAATTATAAAGTACAATTCTTTTCTAATGACCCAGCTTTTACTTTTACATATGCTTATGTATATAATGCACATGGTATATTAGTTGATGAGCTTTTAGATAAAGTTCCCGATGAAGTGCTTAAAACTAAGCCTAAAGAACGTAACCCCTATGGGGTCATTAATTTCGCTAAAATTCTATATTTCGGGTTCCTATACATACGTCAACATGGCTTCCTAGAGAAGCATTATTACTCAGAATCCAATTTAGCAATTAGAAATTCTAATGATTTCTTTAAACTAATAATGGATTGTAGCACTAAAGCACAACTCCGTCAAGAAGGAGAAAAGCAAGCTCAAGCTATAGATCCATTATTTAAACATAGATTACTTAAAAGGGGAGTTAAATCTGGTGGTAATGCTAATAAGGTAGTTAAGCATATTGGTAAAATTAAAACTGTTAATACAACAGCCGCATCAATGCAAAGCAAGGAATTAGCTAAGAAACTTAAATCTAACATCAGGAAGACCAAGACTACGAAACGAATATAAAATCATATATTATAAAGGTGAAGTATTATGATATTCGTTAGTATGAGGAGGATATAATGCAGTTAACAGAAGCATTAACTAGTAAGACCGTTCGACGTAATATCGAAGAGTCAGGGGAAATATATGATAGAGAGTACTCAATACGTACTCCAGAGGTTAGAACGTTCTCGACCTCAATAAAACCAGAGAATGTCATCCCACCTATTGATGATTGGCAACCATCAGAGGAAGATAAAATATTGAAGACAATTAGAGGTAAACAGATTATTGCTCCATTGTCTCAAATGCTAACTAACAATCAAGAAGAAAGTCTTATCTTTAACTCATTTGTATTGAGTATTAAGAAATGCTATTCTTCTGAAGAACGTGTAGATCACTTTACACATTATCTAAATTACTTTGAAAAATTCTATGATGTTGACCATGAGATGATTGCTATCTATGCAAGAATTAAGTTCTTGATTGATACTGATGAATCTGATGTATATGATCTAGATGCTTTCATGGCAGATATTAAACGAGATATCTTGTTTAGTACATTTGCTAGAAAAGTAAAAGCATTGAATGAAGATAACTTTATCATTCATATTAAACGTAATAAGAAGAATGGTAATGTACTTCAATATGCTAATAAACATCTTCAAGCATTAATGGAAGTAAGTATGTTTCAATTGATATTGATTCCTCTATTGATTCATTATGCTTATATTAAGAAGATTCAGAATATAGACGAATATCTAATGAAGTTCTATGATATTCTTATTGTAGATATGCATCCAGATATTGATCTATATACAAAGTTATCTGAAACGACTAATAGTCGTATTGTACAAGATATGAATAAGAATATTGGTGCATGGGATAGACAATTCATTCGTTCCCGTAACAAATTCTCTCATAGTTTTGATACAATCATTAGTATTATCATTCAAGTTATTCCGAAAGCTGTTTATAATGGTACACTATTGAATCTAATCTATGTATCCATTAAAAACAATATTAAGAATAAAGTTGTTAATGCTAAATATGAATTCGCATTCAATCAATTATCATCTGATCGTAATGAAGGTGATGATGATGACAATTCAGAATTCGATAAATTTGAAAGTCATCTCTCCAAGAAGAATGAAGCCTTATTGATTCATAATCAAGTAAACTTCAAGAATACTATGAAGCAAATTGAAGAACGATTCGGTCCATTCTCTAAAGAAGAGATTGATTATTATAAAATAGAATTATCTAAAGGACGTAAGTCTCCAATTGTACCACATCAAAAGATGCTAGTATGTTATCTATTCTATAAGTGGTTTGGAGATCCATCTTCTTTAGGGTCTATTGATTTAACTAACTATATCAAACTTATCATTGCGGCTAAACGTATATTAGCATCTAATGGCTTATATACAATGGAAGCAATCTTATCTGGTAAGTTTGTTAAAGTAATAAAACGGGTTAATATGAATAAGAAAGAGTTAATGAAGATTACCTCTTCTAATACATATGAATCTGTTGCATCCATTTATCGGAATGAGAAGATTACTAATCTACTCGTTTCCATGCTTGCTACTATAGTATCATCTAAGTTCCAAATTATTGATTTCGATAATAAGGAGAATACTGGTAAAGCATTCATCCCACAACAGGAATTACTTAATGAGGAATTCTTGATCTATGCAAGCTTGATTAATAATGGTTAATATTTTAGGGTAAGGAAGCTTAGACTTCCTTACCTATTTTATTTATTTCAGGAGGATTGAAAATGAGAATTACAGTGAAGAAAGATTTTCCAAAAGGATTCTATGAACAAATTTTTAAGAGATATTATAGATATCTCTTTGGTCCAATTGTTATCACTGGTGATATGAATACTAAATCTGTATGTTTTATATGTGGAGTATTTAAGAATGGGTATAGATATACTATGAATCTTATATTCAAAGATGATACTCTAAGGAAGATTTATTTTAACGTAACCAAGTTAGAATCTGGTACAATAATAAATCTTATGGCTGAAAAGGAAGACTTAGACGATGTATTGGAATTCATCTATTCTAATTATATTCTTAATAAAGATCTAGATCTTATTGAAGGTGAAGATAATGATTAACTTAAATGATATGCCAGAAGAATTCTATAATTTTATATTTGGTAATGTAGTTATAGAAGAATTCTTACCTAGTATAATTGTAGAATGCACTTATAGAGAAGAAGAGGTAAGAATTGCTGGTAGAATAATCATAGATAAAGAACTAAATAAGATTACTCTATTAAATATTGAATGTAATCTATATGATAAATATGATCCAGAATATCCATTAGAGACTACATATAGATTAGCTAGAAGAGATAGACCTCGTATTGAGGAGATATTGACTATCTTCAGAGAAGCTAATAAGCAATATGGGTATAATAAAGACATTAAGGTCATTAACCTATAAGTTATCTTTAAACAAAAGAGTAAATAAGTTTTAAGTAAAAAGGAGATTTACTATGATACTAAGGGGATACTATACTCTTATTAGTACCAAGCTAAGAAAAGAGAAAACTGTATTTACTTCTGACTATAGTCAAAATAAATTCTATGTTAATAGAGATAACTTCTATGTAGTAGATACTGGAGAAGCTAAATATGCATTAGATGAAACTGATAATATAATGCGTATTATGCCTGAAGGATATATTAATGTAGATATATATGATGCTAATATTAAAGAAGCATATAATGATATCATAGAATATATGGATACAAGAGATTATACTGAAAAGCCATTAGGAGTTTAACTCCTAGTGGTATTATTTTATTTGGAGGAAACTAAAATGGAATCAAAAGTTATACAAGCATTTAAAGGCGAAATCAATGGTATTGAAATTACTAATCAAGATATCTATTGGGAAGTAGATTATATCATAGGTGATATTGAAAGTACTTTAGATATGGAACTTCCTACAGAGTTTATTAAAGATTTCATAGAAGCATATACACAAATATATGATAGTGTAGACTCGGAATATCTTTATGACTTCAAATCTGAAATGATTGCTTCTTGGAATATGGATATAAAAGATATTAAGGATTTAAGATTTAATCTTGCATATGGATATAAAACTGATAAACTTGATAAAATCAATGAAAAATTATCCGAATGGGATAATACTTATGGTAAGAAATAAGATATAATAATTACCCCATAGGAGTTAATCTCCTATGGGGATATTTTTGCAGCCTATTCTTTTTTATGGATATATATTATAGAGGTGAAATGATATATTGTTATAATGTAATTAAGAAGATAAGGAGGACAAATATCATGGAAAAACTAATTGAAACTTTAGGAAAACTTTGCGTCTATTTAGGACATACCACAATCAAACGATTAGAAGATCGTTATGTAGTTGAATCAAACTATGCTTATAATGATGGGTATTTCCAATATGATGTATGTCATTATGACAACCTAAATGCAGAAGTTGATTTAGATGGAAACATTTTATCTGCTTATCGTGATTGTGGACAAGAATTCTGGAATGGTGGAGGTGAAATGAGCGATCAAAGATCGGCAGAATTAGGTGATGATAATTGGGAATTTCCTGATAGCAAAACTTTAAAGGCAATTGTTTCTAATAGAGCTAATGAAATCTTAGCATTGAAGCCTGGTGAGGAAATTACAATTACTCGTGAAGAGTGTTCCGAACATCGTCGTCAAGCAAATAAAAATAAGGAGGCATAAAAATGGAACTAACTCAATATATCGAAGGATACAACCCAGTGTTGTTAAAGAATGCATTATTTTGTTATAGAAATAAGGTTGAAATGATTAATTTTCCAATACCTGATGATATACGGATAATTGATATAAAAACGGACATTAGATCTCTTTTTAAATTGGAGAAGATGTTAAATAAACCTTTTGACAAAATCACTCTAAAAGATATTCTATTATGTCCATGTATAGTAAAAACTACAATGGTCATAAAGAATATTTATTTTAGATACTTCAATATGGATCTAGTTAATGAAATCTATTACTGGTCTAATAGAAGTGCATTAGAAATAATGAATAAATTCAAATGCACGGAAGTTAAGGCTAATAGTCTAGCAAAGTTTAATTTTGATAACTCAAAGTATCTTAATAGATATGACCCTGAAAAACCTACAATATATGTATCTAAAAATAATGTAGATACACGTCCACATTTATCTTTAGATTTTAGCATAGGGTGTATAAAGATACTTGGTACATCGGATGATCCAATTAAAGATCTTGAATTATTCTATGCTAAAAATAAAGTTAGGTTTACCGCACCTACTATTAAGAAAATTAAGAAAGCTATTAAGCGGAAAAGATTTTATAAAGATTATATAGATAAGATCAATTCATTTATGCGTACACGTAAAATTACTTATGGAAAAAATAAGTATAGTTTTACTTCGGCGGGTGATGATTTCATATATATGTATTATCCGCTTAGATTAGCTTATAGAGATGATATCCCTGGAAGAAAATGGGATAAAGAGTTAGGAGTTGTGAAAACTGATGAATAAAGAATATCGTTTTAATCATATACCAGAAGTGGTATTACGCAATATTAGATTTATTAGAGATAATAATATTGATATTGGTACTGGAGATGATGTCCTAGAATGTATGATGGACATCAATCCAGTAGTTAGAACTAAAATCTACGATGATTATGAATTTGCTAAAGATGTAGCAGAGCGTAGATTTGGTAGCACTATTGAAAAACTAGATTTGAGAACAGTTCTTCAAAAGTGTATAACTCGTCCATATAATTCAATTCTAAACAATATCTATTTCAGATATTTCAATAGCGAATTGATTGATGACCTATTTAAGTTAGGTCAATCTTCTAAGGTATTAGACTTGGCAATTAAATATGAGTGTGAATACTATACTGTAAATGCAGCTAAGACTAATATCAGACGTTATAATACTGATGCATACTATAACAAGTTTGCAGCAGACTCTAATATTATATCTTCTCATAGAAGTTTACATGATCCACAAGTTAATGCTGTAAAATCTGCAGAATTTACTTACGATCTATTGATGGCTTCAAGAGCCGAAGAATTCAATCCTGAAATCGTAAGAGAAATCTTCATTAAGTATGGATTGAAACCAAACTCTTCTAGAAATCTTTATAATAGAATTAATGATAATCTAAATCTATTCTATTATATCGAAGATTACTTAGACGAATACCGTGAAGAAGGTAGATTTATCTATGGCACTAAAGAGTATAAGATTCTTAAAGAACTTAGAGGTTTGCCACTTATGGTAGTATTAACACAGTTGACCAGAAAGAATGATTCTGGTTATATTTTAAACTCCAATCTTGAATTGGTGAAAGGATAATATGATGATTACAACTAAAATTATGGAAAACGTGAAAGCTACATTTAAACGCACAGGGGAAGATCTTGAATTGACATATGAGCAATACAAAGATCAATTAACTCCAAAGGAAATCTATGATATCTGTATAAATAAAGCAGAAGTCAAAGATGAACTTCCTAAGGAAGATTTAAATGGTAATAGATTAAATCCGTTTACTACATATTCTAAAGATGAAGAAACTTTCGAGCCATATTCATCTCTTAAATATAAAGCAGAGGATAATTATACCAATGCAACTGTTGAGGTAGATGCTAATAATGGTAAAGTAATAGATAATACTGATACTACTATTACGGAAAAGGATGTTGATGTATTTGAAAGCAATAAATCAGAATCTACTTTGAACTATGAATCTGTTGGATTTGCGATTGGGTTTAAGAAAGCAACAGCTAAAGATCTTTTAAAAATGGCTGATGGTAATACATTACGATTAATTCCTGCATTACAATGGTTATATAAACAGACCAATGAAGAAGGACTACGTAAACGTATTCAAGAGCTTACAATAGATGTACTTTTTAATTAATTATCTAACAAGGAGGTAATATATTATGTTTGATTTAATTAATACACTATCTAAACAAGACTGGGATGGTATTTGTAATACCATTGAAACTACTGGTAAAGCGGCTGGTATAATATTAACAGGAATGGCTGCATATGAAACAGCTAAAGCTTTTAGTAATAATTGTGATAAAAATGAAGAAGCTTTAAGTGCTTTAGAACTACTTGAAAAAAGAATAGCTGAAGCAAAAGCTTTAACTAATAATAATGGAGGAATTTAATATGTTTACATCAATAGCAAGAGTTGCTGCATTTGCGGTATCTAAAGAAACTGGTATTGCAGTAGCTGCAATTTTAGGAGCAACTGCTCCATTAGTTACGGCTTTATGCAAAGGAGCTGCTGAAATTATTAAAGCTGTAAATGATACTAAAAAGGCAGAATAATGGATATCGGCAGCAAACTAAAATCACTAATTCCTAATAGCCAGTTTGCTGCTGGTAAAAAGGAATTAGTGATAAGATGTCCATATTGTGGACATACATCTTCCGCTGGGAAGAAACACATGTACATAGGCTTATCTCCGGATAAGCCTTACATGTTTAACTGCTTTAAATGTGAAGCAGGTGGATTAGTCAATAGAACCTTTTTGGATCTCTTGAATATTAGAGATGAAGAATTATTACAAGCTATTGATATCCATAATAAAGAGATGAAACAGAGTAGGAGCAATTCCTACTCTGCTAATCATATTAGACAGCCTCTAGTAGCATATGATGCATTTGAGGTAGATTATAACTTATATCCAGATAAGGTTAATTATATTAATAATCGTCTTGGTACTAACTTATCAGTATCAGAGATGATGAATATGAAGATTATCTTCGATTTTTCTTTTTTTAAACGACAGATTATGAGGTATCTGGGAGCTACAGAATCTGATTTTCAACGAATTCAAAGGGACTATGTAGGATTCCTCTCAGTCAATAATACATCGCTCTCTATGCGTTGTATTAGAGAAGTCGATAGTAAATATAGATATCTTATCTGTAAACTAGATGATAGAGATATTTATAATAAAGCTTTCTGTATACCATCTTCTATCCCATATACATCAGATAGAATTACGGTACATATTACAGAAGGGCAATTCGATATCTTATCTGTATATAATAATATCACCAATAGAGCTACAGGAATATACTTTGCAGCAGCTGGTAATAAGTATTCAGCTGTATTACAGTATATACTCTCTAGAGGCATATTCTATATGGATATTCATCTATACTTCGATAATGATTCGGCTGGTGAAATAGCTAGAAGACAGATAGAATACTTCATAAAGAATAATATAGCATTCTTTAGAGGATCTAGAGTCTTCTCTCATGTAAACCAAAAGAATAAAGATTTCGGAGTACCATTATCTGAGATACAAGATTTCTGTACACAAATACTATAGCGGTATGGGCTTAAAGTCCATATCGCTTTATTTTTTTGTCTTAAACATCACATTAATAAAGGAGGTCGACTATGGGTAAATTCCTTGACACTACATATACAGCCACTATAAACTCTATATTAGAGTCTCAAACTAAACGGCTTGATAATACATTCTATACATTTACAGATAAAGCTCCTACTACTTGTACTTACTATAATATCAATACTAGTAAAAGTACATTAGATGAGTCTACAAACTTAGCATATAGTTATACTGATGGAGATTCTCCATTAAGATATAATAGAATTAAAGATACAGTTATCTTTGGTCTTGATAGAATTCAAGTTCAAATGGATGCTGGTGATTTTGGTCTTGAATCAGATACAATCGAAGGTGATGCTTATATATTACCTAACTCATTCAAACCTTATCCTCAAGACTATTTCATTATTAACCATACTAATGAAGAGTATCTCTTCAAAGTTACAAGTGTATCATTAGATACATTGCCAACTGGAGCTAATATGTATAAGATCTCTTATCGTCTAAGCTCTCACGATGGTGATAATACAGATATTGATTCCTTAGTTGTAGAATCCTATACTATGGATACAACTAATATCGGTACTAACCTATCTCTAGTAATCAAAGATGATGATTACTCTTATATTAGTAGAGTTGAAAATATCTGTCAAGATATGATTGCTTATTATAGAAGTCTCTTCTATAGTAATAAAACTCAGACTTTTATTTTTTCTTATGATGATCATAATTTCTATGACAGTTATATGATTGAGTTCATTAAACGTCATGATATTATGAATACTGGTGATTTGGATTACTTACACGTAGCCCATCAACTTCCTACTAGAGCTACATTTGCTTTAGATTATTCTAAATCTTTCTTCCATTCATTAGAAAGAAAAGATATTGGTACTATATGTAATCCATCTTGTTATGGTATGCTAGTAGAAGATAAGACATCTATATTATACTATAGCTTAGAAAACTATTATTATATCTTCTATGAATATAAGATGGGCGACTATTGGCAAGTACCATCATTTGATGATGATACAGTAATGCGTATTAGAGATAATGAACGGTATGAAACTGATGATCTAAACTACTTTAAGAATATCGTTATTGATTACTTCAATAATAATACAGATAAGATGAATAGATTTGAAGAATTCCTACTTAAATCTCTAGAAGATTTTAACTATACTATTCCTCAACATGATATATTTTACTACGTTCCTGTGATTATTTATATCCTAGAACGTCAAGTTCAAGCTATATTAAAAAATGTATCACGTTAACATATCAGTAATCTTAATGGAGGTACTGCAATGAACAGTGAACTCGATAATTTTTTTAAAGAGCAAATCGATGAGAAAGATGCATTCGATGTAATGGTCGATGAAAATGCTTTCTTAGACTCTTTAATTGCTAAAAGAGATATCATTGATGCCATCGAAGATGGTGACGATGATGATGAAATTATGGATGATGACGATGTAGTATTGTCTTCATTATCCGATGATGATTTAGATAATCTTGCAGATGATAACGATGATTACATCGGTTATGATGAAGAAGATTATTAATATTTTAAGGAGGACTTTAACATGGCTGATGATAAAACTATCCACCAAGAGCTAGATGATGCAGCTTCTACTGTAGAAGATGTTGTTGCTGACTCCACTGCTACTGATAATGACATGGATAATACTATTGATAACATCGTTGATGCTATGGATGAAATCGAATTAGATGATGACGATGACAACACTGATATCGATTCTGTAGCAGAATTAGACGATGAAGAAATTGATATTGAAGCTAACGACGAAGATGACGCAGCTGAAATTGAATTGCTTTCTGATATCGATCGTACTCATGATAACGATAGTAAAGATCTTGCTGATGAAATCCAAGATAATGTGGAATTGAAAGAAGCTTATGATCTTATTGATGATGATTTAATCATTTCTGTTCAGGAGGCATATGATGAAAACTTTGAAGACTAAACTAGTTAATGTAAATTGCCGTCGTCCAATTCGTTTACGTAATCGTCTTGTACGTGGTATTTATCGTGAAGTTTTGACTGTAGAAGAAATTGCTGATTGCATTTCCCAACAAGCTACAGTATATGAAATCTTACCTACTGGTGATACAGTAGTATTAGA